CCGCGACTTCACCACCGCGACCGGGTTCCGCAACGAGATGTTCCTCGATCAGATCACCTACGACGACTGGAGGAACAGCTACATGCTGGGCGCGATGCGGACGGTGCAGACGCGTCCGGTCGCGATCGCGGTCGGGCCGGACCAATCGCTGTGCCTGGGTCCGCCTCCCAGTGGGGACTACACGATAACGGGCGATTACTTCGTCGCGCCATCGGTGATGGTGGCGGATACCGACGTGCCGATTGGGCTGCCGTCGCGCTTCCACATGCTTATCGTGTACCGCGTGGGACTTAAATGTGCGGGCTACGAAAGTGCGCCAGAACTATACTCACGTATGTCGGAAGAGAACGCCGGCATGTATGCGCAGCTCATGGCGGCCAGGGCACCGAGGCCCAGCTTCGGCGGCGCACTCGCTTGACGCGCATCCTCGCCCTCCTCGCGGCACTGCTGTTCGGCGCGCCGGCGCTCGCGCAGACGCCGGGCACGCTGAACCTCACGGGGCCGTCCACGACGCCTGGGGCTCCACTGATCTCACCAGCCGCGCTCAGTGCGGCGATCAACGCGCAGCTTGCGACCAAGGCCGATGTCGGCGCGCTGCCGAACCTCGCGTCGCCCGGTTGCATCGGCTGTACGACGCCAAATACGGGGGCGTTCAACTCGACCATCCCCACCATTCCCGCAATCGCACTAGGCTCCAACACCTTCAACGCCGTAGCGGCTGCGATCAATGGCGCCTCGGGTGCCGCGCGCTGGTTCCGCTGGCAGACCGCAGGTATAAACCGATGGCAGATCGGGCCGAACGGCGCTGAGACCGGCAGCAACACCGGCGCCGACTTCGCTATCGCCGCCTTCGATGATGCTGGCACCAATCTCGCACGCGGTCTCACACTGACCCGTGCATCCGGCGGTCTAGCGCTTACGACCAACAACGTGTTTGCGTCCAACACTGCGAACAACATCGCATCCTCTGGTCTGTTCTTCAGCCAGACCTTTAGTGGTGTGTCAGGTGTGGTCGGCGGCGCAGTGCTCGACAACATCAACATCGTCGATACGGTGGATGGCTCGGCGGCCACGCAGGGACTGACCGGGTTTAGCTTGCTGCACAACTATGGCGGCGGCACCACAAAAGGCGGACGCACAGCAGCGGCGTTTACGCTGGTGCAGTCAGGTGGCGCAAACACCGATTCCGGTGTCGATAGATTTTATGTCGGTCTGGTCGGCAATGCTTACGCGCGCTTCACGCAACCTGGTTCCTCTGCCGCGAACCCGCTCGGAGCGGTGTTCGGCTTCAATGGCGTCGGCCAGATTCAACCAGGGTTCACCGCAACCAACCTACGCCAAGTGTCGGGCGCTGAGTTTGATGTGCGGATTCCTACTGCATCAAGCGCCCTGATCCGCACCGGCATCGGCGTGGCAAATCTGGGCAATGTCCAAGGCTACGGAGTGGATGCTGGGTATTGGTTGTATGATAGTGGCGCAGCACCGTTCCGGTATGGCTTCCTGTTCGGTGATACTCAAGGTTGGCCGGTTGACCCTACTGTTGGAACGATGATTGGCACGAATATAGGTGCCTCACTAGCAACCAACGCTTCAGCTAATCAAGCTAAATGGGGCTTCGATGCGAACGTCGTAACCTTCCCATCAACCGGCAACCCCTACGATGGAGGGTTCCTGCGATCGAACGGGTTCTCGGTTGATGGCGTCGGCACAACGCGCATCGGCACGGCTTATCTGACGCCATCGGCGGCAGGCATGACCATTGACGCCAAGGGCGCGGTCAGCACCGGGGTTACGATCGCGGTTGCCGGCAGCGGGTATGCACCGGGCGGATTTCATGCCTTCTCCAGTCCTTACGGCGGCGTGTGGTATGTCGCGATCGACCTTACGGGCGTGCCGAACGGCGCGGTCACGCAGATCACGCCTGCGTCGTATCCGTCCACCACGACACCGGCCAATCCGGTGACTGCGATCGAACTATTCCGTAACCCGCAGGGAAGCGGACTGACGCTGACGATTGGGTGGAGCACCACGGCGAACGCGCTGGCGCTGCAACCCACCGGCGGGGCCACCACGATCGGGGGGGCGCTGGGCGTCTCCGGCATTACCACGCTGACCGGCAACGTCGTGCAGAACGGCTCCAAGACCATCACCGTCAACGGCGGTCTCGGCATCTCGACGATCTCCGGCGGCACGATCACCACGACGCATCTGAACAGCGGGTTAGGCACCACGTTCAACCTTACTGGCTCGACCGGCTCGCCAACCAACGTCAATACCGCACTGCTCACGTCAGCGAACCTGACCGGCACACCCGCCTCCGGCACCGTTTCGCTCAACCGCTTCGTTGTTAATTCCGACGATCTCGACGGCACGAATCTGCTGGCTGGGGCGAGCGCTATCAGTCTCGACCACAACTTTGGCGGTCCAAACCTTCGCGGCGGTCGCACCGCCGCATTGTTCAATATGACGCAGACCGCCAATGTCACGGCGCAGACCGCTCCCGGCAGCAACTCCTTTGTGGTCGGAGGATTCCATCTGGCGACCGCCTCCAACCTCGGCGGCACGAATACGGCAGCAGGAGCCAAAGGGTTCTATTACAGCCTCTATCCGCAACTGATCCTGCACAGCGGCGCCACCAACATCGCACTGGCCAACCTGTGGGGCGAGGGCGACATCGCGGTAGAGGCCGGCGCTTCGGTCAAGTCGATCTACGGCCGCTCGATCGTGCTGCTGCCAAGCCACGCCGTTGCCGGCACGTCGGAGAACATCGTCGATCTGATCACGGCCGGCGGCGGGGCAGTGCCGACCTGGACGAACGGCTATACCTTCGGCGGCACCGGCGCGAACTGGCCCATGGCGGCCACCGCCACGCTTCAGGGCACCATTGTCCAAGCCTTCTGCGGCGGTGCCGGCAAGACGTGCCAGGCACCGACCGAGGCTGCGACCTACGGCACCGACTGGTCATCGCTCGACCTCGCGCCGCAATCCGGCTTTGGCTTTCGCTCGCCCGGTTTCGCCGTCGATGCGGTCGGGCAGGGCTGGTTCGCCAATGGGCTGAACCTGACAGCGACGGCGACAGGCTACTCGGTGGACATTCCGAACGCGCAGGCGGTGACGGCGGTTGTGCCGTCAACGGCAGGCAGCGCGACCGGCGATGGCCAGAACAACTACTACCCCGGCGATCTGCTCTATGGCAGCGGCACGCCGACGCCTGGGCAGTATCGCATCACCCATACCAAGGTGATCGGCGCGGTAGTGGCGGCAGGCGGCTCCGGGGGCACGCCGGGAGCTTGCACCATCACCGGGACGACGGGCACGGGCACGAAGTTTCAGGCCACCGGGACGGTCACTGCGGGCGCACTGGGCGGTGCCTTGGTGGTATCGGTGGCGGGGGATTATACGGTTAACCCAAGCTCGCTAACGGCCGAGTCGGTGACGGGATGCGGACTGACCGGGACGACCGTGGGTCCCGGCATGGGCGCGCTGACGCTCACAGTGCAAGTGCCGGACGTGTTCGCTGCGTGCCCTGGTGCTGGGGGGATTGCGCCGACCGGGGGGAGCGGGGGGGCGCTGACGTTAACGCCGACATGCGGGCTGCGGGATGGCATCACGCTGGCTGGGGCGACGCGGAAGCTCGGCCTGTACGGGGCCACTCCGATCGCCAAGGCAACGCCAGTCGGGGCGTGCGCCGGAAACACCGGGTGTCAGGCATTGCGGGACGCGCTCGCGAACCTGGGTGCCATCAACGCAGGGAGCGTCACGAATTGACCCGATACCTCGCCATCATTCTCGCTCTCCTCGCGCCGCTCGCCGCTCGCGCGCAGCAACCGCCTCCGGTCTCGCCAGAAGCCCAGGCCCTGATGATCACCGGGTGGATCGGCACGATGGTTCAGGAGGCGACCAACCTGCGGGCGCAGAACGCGCAGCTACAGTCCGAGAACGCCGCGCTGAAGGCGCAGGCCGCGAAGCCGCCGGTCGATCCTCCAGCGAAGATCGCGCCAGTTCCGAACGCCACGCTGCCTGGTCCAACGGACGCGCCGAAGCCATGACGCCTGATCCAGCACCGCCGCCGCCAGCCATCGTCTCGCAGTGCGACATGACGCACTCGTTCAAGTTCGTGATGGGACCGGACGCACGGATAACCGGACCGATCGTGATCTATCCGCCTAGCGGAGCACGCTACGCGAAGCTGCTCGATGTGCCGGCGGGAAAGACCTTCAACGGCCCACTGGAATCTTGTGTGTCGGAATGAAGCCATGAGTGCGCTGCTTGTCCTGGTGGTCCTGTCCACATCGCTGATCGACAACTACTTCGGTCGCGCCGACTGCCACAACCCGTCAACGGTCGGCATGGAGTTCTCGGTAGCAATCCATCAGCCTGCCGTGACCACGATCCCGTTCATCGACATGGCGGCATGTGAAGCGGCAGCGAAGAAGCTGAAGGTCGATCTTAGCGCATCGAACGCCTCGTGTGTGGAGACGCCTAAGTGATACGCGCAACCACGCCGCTTTGGTATGCGCTGCTGGTTTGCATCATCGCGGTGCTCTTGGCGGTCTGGTTGTGCGAAGCGGCGAAAGCCAGCGTCACGGTCACGACGGGCGCGGGCGTCACCATGTCGGCCGATCCGGACCAGCCGCAGGTGCTGATCCAGTGCCTGACGCCCGGCAGCGTGGCGCTCGAACTGCGCGATACCTGGGGCAATACGCTGATGCGGCTGAACTGCCCGGCAGAGCCGAAGGAACAGACGAAGTGACCGCCGCGCTTACTTCTTCGGGGCCGATCGCACCCTGATCAGCTCCTCGATCTGCAAGTAAGCTTCGTACATCACGCCCCACCAGATCCGCAGCGACGGAACCGTGGGATCGGCCATCCCCGCCATGATGAGCGGATAGACCGCCCGCATCCGCGCCAGGTTCTCCAGGATCACGCGCGCCGCTGTTGCTTCGTCGATTGCCACGAGGATCATATGGACACGGACAGCCAACGCGACCAGGGCGGCGGATGAGCGCCGTGCTCGCCAGAGGACCGTCCAAGTCCGCTTGGGCGCCTAAGAGGATGCACTGTACTTACCGCCAGAGTTCATCTTCCGTGTCGCCGTCCTCCGCGCGATCTGTTCTGGCGTCAACCTTTTGCTGAGCCGGCGTTGTGCCGCCCTCATGTTCGCGCAGGCCTCCGGTGAGGCTTTACGACCAAGCTGCCCTCCCGTTCTCTTCGCGATGTGCTCTGGTGTCTGCTTTCTACCCTGTTGCCAAGCTGAGACTCTTGCCCCAAATCCCGCTGGCCTCGGTTTCCCGCGCTTTGACGCGGCGATTTTTCCGGCGTGTCGCGCAGAAAGCTTCCGACCGCGAAGGGGCGCCACTGATTTCTCGATGTGTTCCGGGGACCGCTTCTTGCCACGCTTTGTCGCGGAAATCCTCGCCCGCGCTACCTGAGACACCGTTCTGCCGATCTGCGCAGCCGACATGTTAGCGCGCGCTTCGGGAGACCGCTTCGAACCACGCACCGACGCTGAGCGTTTCGCGATGGTTTCCGGCGATAACTTGATGCCACTTGGGCCTGGGCCACCGTCCGTGCAGTTTACTAAAGGCCCGTTAGGATATCGCCCGGTGGCCGAGATCAACGCGTGTTCATATTCATAAGCAACCTTGTGAGTAAGCCCCTCGTGCAACTTGACTTTGATAACGGCAACGCCGCGGGCCTGCATATCGCGAATGATGTTGCACTTGCGGCCCTCAGCTCCTTTGCGAGCCAATTGCTCATGTTGTCTCCACCGATTGCCGCGTCCCTTCCCGATATAAAACGGTACGCCGTCCTCGCGGAACAGGGCGTAGACATAGAAATCGCAGCGTGTGCTAGGACTCGGGGTAGCCATCGTACACCTCTGATACAGGCTCGGTGGTCAGAACCTGGGAGGGTGTCTCAAGCACTCTCCCGGTTCGCTCATCCTAGCATATCGTCACGGTTAGTCAACGGCGGCATCGCATGAGCGCTGCACTTACGCGCCAGCCTCCCAAGTCTGCTTGGGCTGCTATAAAATATTCTTCCACGCAATTAGGTGCGACGACCTCTCAGGGGCAGACATTCCCCGGCGGGCTGGACCTCACCACGCCCTCGCTTCGTCTACAGCCCGGCGCGCTCCGCGATGCGCTGAACTTCGAGGTGGCCCCCTTCGGAGGCTACGCGCGGATCGAAGGCTACGAGCGTTTCGACGGCCGCGCCTCGCCGAGCGCCACGACCTTTACCATCGTGCAGATCGCCGGCGGCTTTCTCAGCGTCCCATCGGTCGGACAGGTTGTCACCCAGCTCGTCAGCGGCGCGACTGGGACAATCATTGCGGTGGTCAACGAGCCCGGCGATCCGGTCGGGCCGTCCGACTTCGACAGCGACTTCAACAGCGACTTCGGCAATGCGTCGAGCGATCCGTTGGTCTACCTTGTGCTGACCCAGGTCACAGGCATCTTCGACAACACCGACCTGCTACAGACGCCAGGCCCGGTGACAATCGGCCTCGCGACTGCCCGAACAATCTCGCTCACGGCGAAGACCAGAGCGATCTACACGGCGCTGGCGGCCGAGCCCTACCGCGCGCTGATCGGAAAGCCGCCAGGCGCTGGCCCGATCCTGGGCGTCGTGGCGATGGCGTTCGGCGGCGTCGATCAGGTCTATGCCTTCCGCGCCAATGTCGGCGGCACCTCCGCTGTGCTGTGGAAAGCCACCCCGGCCGGCTGGGTGCTGGTACCGTATCTCAACCTCGTCAGCTTCACCGCAGGCGGGACGGCGGTGCCTTTGGATGGCGACACGCTGACGCAGGGCGGCGTCACGGCGACGATCATGCGGGTGATGTGGCAGTCGGGCGCCTGGGCCGGCTCTGCCGTTGGCCAGTTCGTCATCACCGCGCCGGTCGGGGGCAGCTTCATCGCCGCGGCAGCGACCACGACCTCTGGAGCATCGGTGATGCTGTCGGGAGCACAGATCCCGATCACGATGGCGGCGGGCGGGCGGTTCGAGTTCGAGAAGGCCAACTTCTCCGGGCAACTGATCACGCGTCGGATATACGGTTCGGACGGGGTTAACCCGGCCTTCGAGTTCGACGGCGTGACGCTCGCGCCGATCAAGACCGGGCTGTTCCCGGATCGGCCGTCGCACATCAGGTTCCACAAGAACTTCCTGTTCATCGCGCAGGCCGCCTCGCTGCTCTATTGCGCCGCCGGCAACCCGTTCAAGTGGAGTGCCGTGGACGGCGCCGGCGAGATCGCGACCGGCGATACCATCACCGGCATGATCACCCTGCCGGGCAGCCAGACCACGGCGACGCTCGGGGTCTATCTGCGCACCAACACGGCATTCCTCTACGGCACCGACCCGAGCACGTTCAACTTAGTCACGTTCAACACCGGCGTCGGCGCGGTGCCCTACTCCATCCAGAACCTGTTCGACACGTTCTTCCTGGATGACCTGGGCGTGGTCACGCTGAAAACGACGCTGAACTGGGGCAACTTCCTGCCCACGACGTTGACCAAGAACATCCTGCCGTTCATCCAGCGGGAACGGGGTAATCTGAACGCGTCTTCGGTCAACCGGGAAAAGAGCCAGTACCGCCTCTATTTCGGCGACGGGTATGCGCTGTACTGCACCATCCACAACCAGCAGTACCTTGGTTCACTGCCGGTGCTGTTCCCCGATGTGATCACCTGTGCCGATACGACGAATTGCATCGACGATGCGGAGGCAACCTACGCCGGATCGCAGTCCGGGTACGTCTACGAGCTGGACTGCGGCACGTCGTTCGATGGCGCGGCGGTCCCGGCCTACATCGTGACCGCGTGGGATGCGCTGAAGTCGCCGCGCATCCTGAAGCGGTTCCGCGCCGCCTCGATCGAGGTGCAGGGCGAGAGCTATGCTGAGTTCAACTACGGCTACCAGATCGGATATGGCAGCGACCAGTTGGCGCAGCTTCCGGGAACGTTGCAGCCGCTCAATCTCGGCGCGATCCCGCATTGGGACAGTATGGTTTGGGACGCCTTCGTTTGGGACGGGACCGGGCTATCCCCGACTGACGTGGACGAGACCGGGACGGCGGAGAACATCCGCGTCACGATTGCGTCTGGCACGAATTACATCGCCGCGTACACCATCGACTCGATCATTCATCATTTCAGCATGCGGCGGGGGATGCGCGTTTGAACATATTCTACAACCCGAGCGGCAATCCCGGCACCGGGTCCGAGGGCCTGTCCGCGGTCATGCGAACCGAATTCGCCGCCATCGGCGTCGCGTTCGATATGATGCCGCAGATCAGCACGACCGGCGTGTTCTCCACCATCTTTAACCAGCAGGCGAACGTCACCTTCACACTGCCGGGGCTGCCTGGCACGCTGGCGATGCTGTCGGATGTCGCGGCCGAGACGGGGCGCGCGACGACGGCTGAAACCACCAATGCGACAGCGATAGCGGCGAACACCGCAGCAGTCGCGTTGCGTGCGCCGCTGGCATCGCCGACGTTCACGGGAACCGTGACGGTTCCCACTCCGGGAACGGTCGATCACAGCACCAAGGCGGTCAACTCAGGCTGGGTTTCCGACTTCCTGGCCGCCTCCGGCTACGCACCGACCGGCGCCAGCCCGGTGGTCTCCGTCGCTGGACGCACCGGCGCCGTCAACCTGACCCATGCCGACATTACCGATTGGGTCGCCACGCTTGCCCCCTATGCGTTGACCTCTGCCCTGGCGCCCTACGCGCCGATTGTGTCCATACCGCCATTGCTGCGAGGCTTCCTCGGCGGCGGGGGGTTGTCCAACGACGGCGTTTCCCCGTTCTTCGTGCTCGACGTCGCTGCTCTCGTATGCCTCGACAGCACCAACACGACCATGATCACGCTGGGGGCCTTTACCAAGAGCATCGGCGGGGCGTGGACGGCCGGCTCCGGGAACAACGGCATGGGCGTCGGCCTCACCGCAACCGCGCTCACTTGGTATCATGTGTTCGCCGCGATCGTTTCCGGTGTCCCTGATGTGTTTTTCGACACGTCGGTTGTCGCTGCGAACAAGCCTGCATCCACGACCGCGTTCCGGCGTATCGGCAGCATCAAGCTGGACGCTGCGGTCCACATTCTGCCGTTCATCCAGGCCGCGGATCGGTTCGATCGGGCGGTCCCGAATTCCGAGTTCTCCGGTGCGCCAGCCTCGACCGCGGCTGTCACGATGACAC